AAGAGGAGCCTCTCCGCCCGAAAACTCTCCCTTTAACCTGCTTAAAGGTGACTACACCGCGAAACATTCCCGATGACCGCCGCTGTCAATGCCCCTGAGAGCGTCATAGAGCGACGTAGAGGCGCTCCAAGGGTAGGACCGGTACCTGGAGACCTTTCAGACATTCAGGGCCTTCTAAGAGCCTCTGAGAGCCTTGGACTGCAGATGTACCCGTGGCAGAAGTACGCGCTGCAGGTCATGACCAGTCGCGTAGGTGATAAATGGCAGCACAGTGAAGTTGCCATTATCACTGCCAGACAAAACGGGAAGACCAGTCTTTTAATGCCCAGGATCGTTGATGGTCTGCAGCGCGGAGAGAAGATTCTGCACGCTGCACAGACCAGAGAGATCAGCAGAGAGCTCCTGCTCAAGCTCGTTCCCAAGATGCCCAAAACCTGGAAGGTGCGAGAGGCGAACGGGCAGGAGAGCATCAGGACTCCCGAAGGTGGGGTCTACAGGGTTGTAGCAGCACAGCGCGGAGCGAGAGGACTGTCTGCGGACCTGCTGATTATTGACGAGCTCAGGGAATTCGAAGACTTCGACTTCATTGCTGCAGCTGCTCCCACGCTGACTGCCAGCGAGAATCCACAGACGCTGTACGTGAGCAATGCCGGTACAGAGCGCTCAGTGGTGCTGAACGATCTGCGTAACAGAGCAGACGATCTGGCGTACATGGAATGGTCCGCTGCAGAGCATCGAGCAGTGGATGACGAGGACGGCTGGCGCGAGGCTAATCCTGCAATGGATCACGGCAACATGACCCTTGACCGGATCAGAGCCTTCTACGACCGCTACGAACGGGCAGGAGAGCTCGCCATCTTCGAGACAGAGCACCTGTGCCGGTGGGTCAAGAGCATGATGCCGCGACTGGTGCAGGACTCTGCATGGCAGCAGTGCAGGGGAACGCTTGAGACGCCCCGTAATCCGGCAATGGGGGTTTCAGTCGATCCCAGTGGTAAGCGGGCGTCTGCGGCCATCGCATGGGCTCAGAGCGACGGTTCCATTGGGGTCACTGTCACAGCTGAAGTCACAGGGCAGCCGATCAACATCGTGGACCTGGCGGTTGACCTCGTCGAGCAGGCACAGCAGCAAGGCGTGACAGTCGTGGGATTCGACCCGTGGACTGATCAGCACCTGGCACGCCACTTCCCCAACACTGAAGCGATCAATGGGCAGGAGTTTGCGAATGCCTCAGAGCGATTCGTCAGCAGCGTTGAGACCCAGGGACTCCGATGGCAGTACGCAGACAGCATTAGTACCGACCTGCCCTACGTGTCACGTAAGGCTACAACTGGCAGAAGCTATATGGCCGATAGGGCGGACCCCGACAGGAGCATCACTGCTGCGCTGGCAGCGGTGCGGGCAGTGTGGCTGGCGAGCAACCCTCAGATTCTGAAGCCTGCGATCTATTAGCTCGATTGTCTGCCGGGGGCTTTCCTTGCAGGGTGGCTCTGATATAGTCCGACTGTGATCTTCACAAAAGCAGGCCACCTTCAAAAGCGGGCGATTGACTCGTTTACCGATCACCCCGGTTTGACTGAGCAGCTGGCCGCTGTGCAGGGTATTCGGCTCGAAAGCTGGAACCCGCCAAGCATCCGCGAGGCTATGGCGGTTCCTGCTGTGTATCGAGCAGTGACTTTCATTGCAAATCTGATCGGCTCATTCACGATGCAGGCATGGCACAACGACGTGCTGATGCAGACTCCGCCACGGCTTGTGTCACGTCCTGGTGTGTTTGGTACGCCACGTGACTTCTGGCGTGATTCTTCTTACTGCCTGGCTACTCGTGGCGAGTACCTGTGGTGGATTGTCAGTAGGGATGACGATGGTCTAGCAGATGGTTTGCTGCTGCTGCCACCGCATGAGGTCGTAGTTAGCTGGAACGATGACTTGAAGGGATTGCAGCGCGAATATAAATGGCGCAACAAGGACATACCTGCGGACGATATCGAGCATGGATTCTTGAGCAGGGAGCCCGGTGGATTGCGCGGTATCGGTCCGATGCAATCGTGCGGTGCTGCTTTGTCAGTTGCTGTGGAAGCAGACGAATGGGCAGCGCGCTTCTTTGCCCGTGGTGGAGTGCCATCGGTGGTGCTGAAGTCTGCGGTCAATCTGACGCCGGATGAAGCGACACGTTTAAAGGACAGTTGGCTGGATCGTGATTCAAACGAAGTGCGAGTAGCTGCGGGCGGCGTGCTTCCTGAAGCCTTCCAGATTAATCCCGAGCAGGCACAGTTGCTTGACTCTCGCAAGCATTCGTCTGCAGACGTGGCAACGATGTTCGGCATGGATGCAGACCTGTTGAATGCTGCAGTCTCAGGGAGCTCGCTCACGTATCAGAACGTGGGGCAGCGTCTCGATAACTTCATTCGTACAACGCTTGCGCCTAACTACCTGGAGCCTATCGAGCACGGCATCAGTGAAAGACTGACGCGTACAACGGTCGGCCGTTTCAATACAACGACCCTGCTAAGGGCAGATGTGCGGACGCAGGCAGACGTGTTCAAAACTCTTGTGGATGGTGGGCTGCCACAGCCACAGGCACTGCAGGTGGCAGGCTTGGCTGATCTGGTGGACACAGAGCCGGTTCCTGCTCCTGAGACTGTCCGCATTAATGTACCATCAGTCGTATGAGCTACCGCAAGATCATCCGCCGTCACGCGACTTCAGATGACACTGTGACGCAACGACCTGCTGCACGCACTGCCAGCAATACACTTGAAACGATGTCGTATCGTGACCTGCAGCAAAAGGCCATTGACCTGGGGATCAGTGGCAAGCAAACCGCTGAAGCACTGAGGGAAGCAATCCGCAATGCCGAATGAGCTCACCCTGCAGGGCACTCTGCAGATCAGGGACGAAGACAAGCGGGAAGTGGAGTGCTTTGTTCTTCCCTGGGACACAGACGCAGAGACGGCACGCGGGCTAGAGCGCTTTGAAAAGGGTTCCTTTGAAGGCATTGACCCCGGTCGCTTTGTGTTCCGGCAGCGGCATCAGGACCCGCCCACAGGTCGCGGTATCGAGCTCAGTGAAAAAGACGATGGCCTGCACATGGCTTTCAAGCTGGCAAAGACTGCAGCGGCAGACGAGCAGCTAGAGCTCATCCGCGAAGGCGTTGAGTCTGGGGTATCGGTTGGCTTTGAAGACGGAAAGTTTGACCGGAAGAAGGCTGCCGATGGTAGGATGCAGTGGTTTCACAAGCGAGTGAATGAATCAGGGCAGTTGGAAGTTTCAACGACCTGGAAGCCTGCTTTTGCACAGGCAGCGGTTCTTCAGCTTAGAGAGGTACACGACGTGGCAGACGAACAGGAAGCGGCTGTGGCTACTACGGAGCAGCCTGCTGCCCCTGCCACGCCAGATGTCAGCGACAAGCTTGACGCGCTCTTCTCGCGTATGGACAAGCTTGACGAGGGACAGCGCAAGTTTGCAGTTGCTGCACTTGCCAACGGTGCACCGGATGCAACGAAGAAGTTTGTCCGGCAGATTGCCATTCAGGTCCGTGAGCTCGCAGAGGTTGTCACCACAAACAATTTGGGTGTCGTGCCTGATGCAATGTCGTCAGAGATTCTTGGGCGGATTGACGAGGGTCGCCCGTTTATGAATAGCACGCGGCAGGTTCCGACCCCTGCCAGCGGCATGAATCTGCTTCACCCGAAGATCACACAGCGACCGCTCGTTGCAGAGCAGGCAGCGGAGAAGGACGAAGTTGCCAGCCGTGCAACTGCGATTACTTCGGTTGACTTCCCGTTTGCTTCGTACGCAGGTGCGGGAGACCTGTCCATTCAGTTGATCAAGCGCTCGTCGCCGGACTTCTTGAACCTGTGGCTTGAGCTCCTGGGACAGGCATACGCGGTGGCTACCGAAGATGCCGCAGTGGATGCGCTGCTTGCGGAATCAACAGTCGTGGAAGGCACAGGTACGTTCGATCCTGAGACCGATACGTTTGGTGAGTCTTTCAACAACTCGATCACTGCAACCGGCCGCACGATGAAGCCAAACCGAATTTGGCTCAGTACCACAGCGCTCATTCAATTCATGAATGCGCGTACGCCTTCGGGTGGCGGTGGGGAGCCTCTGTACCCTGCTCTCTCAGGGATCAGTGGCTTGACAGCTGGCGGTGGCAGTGACCTCGGATTCACACTGCAGCCGGTCTGGGTGCCTGCACTCGATAATGAGATCGTTGACGTGATCATCGGTCCCAGTGGCGCGTTCGTGTGGGCAGAGGACGGCACGTACAGCCTGCAGGCAGATGTTCCTGCCAAGGCAGGGCGTGACGTTGGCATCGTGGGAATGGTGGCATTCGCGCCGATCTATCCCGCAGCCTTCACAACCTACGTCGTCGCCACCTGACCAGTGGCGGACTGGCCTAGCCTGGATGACCTGAAGCTGTCCCTGAACGTCAACACTGACGCCAGGGACAGCCTTCTAACCGCCGCTTTGAATGCAGCGGTAGATCAGGTCAAGATTGACTGCGCCGGGACTCCTGAGGCGTTTGACGATGCCTCAGAGGGTCTTGAGGTTACTGACAGCCTCTCTCAGGCTGCTCTGCTGCTGGCAGTCATGGTCACAAAGGCACCTGATGCGCCCTACGGCATTGCCGCTGTATTCGATACGGGCGGACTCAGGGTTGCCAGCAGACACCCCACCTATGAGGCATTGCTCACAGGGAGCAGGTACGCCTTCGGAGTGGGCTGATGATTCCGACTGAAGAGCTCACACAGCACTGGAGCTCTGTACTCCCGGCACAGTGGAGCGTGATCAGGGGACCGATTGCCAGCCTGGAAGCGCCAGCCGTGGTGCTCAGGGCAGACGAACCGTGGATCATTCCTAGTGCCTTCTGCCACGATCAGCAGAATTACGCTGCTGTGGCGGTCGTCTCAGCTTCCACGCCACAGGATGGCGAGGCAGAGCTCTACAGCCTCAGTCACCTGATCATGGACAATCTCACAGACGGCTGGGAGTTTGTATCAGTCTCCCGTCCCGTTGTAGATCAATCCACTGGTACGCCATACCTTGCCGCTATAATCCGACTCAGGTACTTGAACAATCCACCGGAGGCTAGCTAATGGTCGCTCCAATCATCGTGTACCGGCCCCTGTTGCATCTGCAACCTCTTGACGAGGACGGTGCTGATGACGGGGCTGCCGTTGACGTGTCCTGTGACATGAGCTCAGTGGAGCTCACGGTTGACGCCCCTACCACGGACGTAAAGACGTTCTGTGGCAACTTCCAGATTCCTGATGACATCACTGTCGGGGCTACCCTGGAAGTCACAGTCAACAACGATACGGATGCCAACTGGGCAGCGCTCGTTGGCAAGACGGTTCGGGCAGAGCTCTATGACCGCACCGATGCCACGAAGTACCGGACCTTCGATACACAGATCAACCTGAATCCGTCGCTGTACGGGCCTACCACTCCTGGTGAGGCGCGAACCTTCAGCTTCGATGTTGCGGTTCTAAGCGAAGTGGAATGGGTCAATGCCCCAACCTGATTGGCTCACCCATGAGCAGATCGACCTGGTGACTGAGGGTCTGTCAGCTGCTGACATCCTCGATGCCCAGGGCAACGGGCGGACAGATGCACAGGTGGCAGGGGCAGCGTTCGATCTTGCAGCGGCAAGGCTCAAGATCAGTAATGGCACTCCTGCCACTCAGCATCTTCGGCCCTCTGACCTGAAGTACATGGCGGAGAAGTTCGGAGAGGTTGTCAATATCGATAGCCCTTTGTCCGAAGGCGGCTCCGTGTCGCCAGAATCGCCAAGTACTGGGGAATCAGTCTCAGCGACGTAGACGCGCTGCCGGTGGCTGACCTGCTGGCAATGCTGAGGATCGCAGACGAAGAACAGCGCGAACAGCTC